TATTGCAAATCTTTTATTAATTGTAGGATCATTATATCTGTTCTTCAATTGTTTAACCATAATCTGATTCATCTCCTCAAGTTCCTCCGTCGATATAAGAGCAAACATAAGATCGGCAGTAGCGGGAAGACCGAACGACTCGCTTGTGTCAGTAAGATCAACATCACTACTACCGTAACCAGAACGAGTCGTCTGAGTAGCGGAGATGATAGGTACATTAGCCTCAACTGCAAGACCACGGAGTTCTTCAGCAATGGCTTTAATATACGAGTAAGAATTGACATTTCCTAGTTTAGAATAACGACTTGATGCACAAATGTTTAGATAATCTATGAATATTATATCAGGTTTAAAAGATTTTTTCAACGATAGTTCGTTTAATAAGGATTTGAAGTGACCAGAGTGTGCGGATGCAGTTGGATATTCTTTAATTATTAGTGTTCCTTGTGTTTTCTTCGCAATACTATTTACCTTTTTATCAAACATAGGTTTAGGTAAATCAGTGATATCTTGAATGGATACATTTAAAAGATTAGCATCAATTCTTTCTGCAATCTTTTCTTCAGCCATTTCAAGTGTGATGTATAATACGTTCTTGCCTTGGAGTAAAACACTACTTGCGACATGACACATAAACAAAGATTTACCAACACCAGTGCCAGCAAGAGCAATATTGAGTGTTTTATTTGGAACCCCACCCTTCGTAATCTTATTGAAAAAATCGAGGTCGAATTGAATTCTTTCTTCTTTCCTGTGATATAAGTCATATCTTTCTTCGTAGTCCTCTAAGTAATCGTGTCCAACATGATTATCAAATGATACTGCAAGTGCATCTGATAGTATAGATGGTATTGCATCTTTATTCTTTTTGTTATCATCACCGTCTGCAAGTTGAATTGATTCCATCAGTGCAAGATAGATTGCACGATCACGACACCACTTCTCAGTAGTATCCATCAACCATTGATAATCAACTGGTGTATTAGTTAGGAAACCATTGAGTTCACGAATCTCTTTGACTTCTGTTTCAGTAAGATCTGTGCGATTATCAACTTCAATATTTAAAGCTTCAATCGTAATCGTTGAACCATACTTGACAATGAACTCTGCAATCTGTTCAAAGGTGACTCTTTCAGATTTATTTTCAAAGTAATCGGGTTCAATAAAAGGAATGACTTTACGAGAATATTCTTCATTGTATATTAAGTTTTGAAGTATTGTGGTCTCAATCCGATCCATAAGAAAACTGCTTCTTGGCAATAGTGTCTAGTTGTTTCATTATATCATCTGTAAAATATTCTGTTGGATTTTTTAATATCTCTTTACCATATATTTTCTTACCATTCATCTCATAACGACCTGCAACATTCTTCCACATACCACCAAGTTCTCCTAATTCAAGAAGACCATAATATCTGTCAAGTCCTCTCTCATCATAATAAAGTCTTATTTCGACTTGTTGGTTTTCTTTGGAGAGTCTTGATTTAGCCGTCTTAGCTTTAATAATGTTTCCAACAACTTCTGTCTTATCCTTTTCCTTTTTTTTGCTGAGATAAATGATCGTAGAAGCGGCATATTTGAGACCAGAGCCTCCTCCCATTTCTTTAGTTGGGACATAAGATCCGATGACATCGTAAGTATGATTTGTGACTATAAGTGGAATGTTTGCTTGACCAAGTTTTAATGTAAGCATTCTGAATGCTCCTTTAACAAGTTGAGATTTGGTCATATCTCTGACTTGTTTATCATTTAGGGCATCCGTAATTTCTTTCTCTGTGGAAAGCATACCTAGAGAATCTAAAACAAACATACAAGGTTTGCGATTCTCTTCCTCTGTCTTAGAGTATATATCTACTGCCTTAAGTGCCTTACCACGAAACTCTTCAATTGTTACAACATTAACAACAACTAACCGTGTTAGGTCAACCCCACGAGACTCAAGTAGTCCTTTGTTGACAGCAGCCTCGGTGTCAAAATAAAGACAGTAACCATCAGGGTTATTATCCAAAAAGTTTTTGACAACAGCCAAGGAAAAATAAGTCTTTCCAGTAGAGCTTTCACCAGCGATGGCAGTAATCTTATTACTAGATACACCACCATAAATGGAACCGCTAACAACTGCATTAAAGATATGACTTCCTGTATCAATGAATCTTTCTGTTTCATCTATATCTTGTGCTACTTTGGTAAAATCGTCACCAATCTCTTTTACAATTTCTTTCAAGAAATCCATTCTTTACCCTCTTTACGATGATGTACTTCAACATAGGCTTGACACTTTGGACAAGATAAATTTGTTACGAAGTCATATGCATGGTCTTCGCCATAGAACTCTTCTTCTAAATCGTGGTCTCCACCCCAGATGAGTTCAGTGCCACAGTGCCAACAATCCATTTTATTTTTATTATACTATTTTTTCACTTAAACGTCAAGGTTATATTGATATTCCCTTTTCTTCACGCAGTATTTTTTTATAAGGTCCGTCAGGATTATTATCTCTGACATCTTTAACTTCTTTCAATAGATGATATAATCGTGCGTCTCCTCCAAGTGCAAGAGCATTTACGATTGTTTCTAAATCGTTATCATTAATAGGTAATTCCATTAGGAAAAAAATAGTTCTAAGTTTACAGTTTTTTCAACATTCCACCCAATTGCATCGAGGATTGCTTTAAGTGGTTCAACAAAACTTTTGTCAAATTGTAAATCGTAATCAACATACTTCTCAAGTCCAAGTTCTCTCGGAAAGTCTTGAATGAATGATATAACATTCTCTTGAATGACATTTGGTTTTTGTAGATAAAGAAATTTTACTTTCTCTCCATTTCCGATAAGTGAATACTTATTGTCAATCTTTTTCACTTTCACATAATGATTAAACAATAATGCACCCCGTATATGTATAGGAGTTCCCTTTGCATAAATCGTAGAGGTCGCTTTATACTTCTGAACATTCGATGCTGTGCGAGGAAAGGCAATCTCTTCTGGTGGTAATTTTTTGAATTGTTTTCTGGACTCATCAATAAAATCTATCACATCTTCTTCTGTTCCATTCATCATTAACTTCAGTGCATTCTTAATAAGTAAACGACAAGGTGCAGGAGTTGATGACTTCACTGCTTCAATACCCATCATCTTTAATTTTGGTTCATCATATCTCACACCTTCACTATCCCATACGTTTAAAATATATCTTTTCTTTGCTGTCCAGATGCCACGGTCTGCGATGTTCTCTCGCTTCATAAACATCTTCTGGTCATAAGCATTTACGTAGTTCGCCAACGTTTCATAAGAACTCGTAATATACTTTTCAAGTTCCATCTCACAGATCTTATTAAGGAACGACACAATGCTTTCATTAGTCGTCTCTCTCCCTTTGTATACAGTTTCGACCAAAGGACCCAAATTAAGGTAGATGGAATCAGTATCGCTGGCAATAACATAGTCTTCATTCTCCGTTTTTAAAATTTTGTTTAGATACTTGTTCATACGGTTTTCTATCCAACGAATAGAAACCTGACCAGATAGTGTAATAGCTTCTGCGTTGGCAAGTTTATAATAGCGAAAATATTGATTACCAATAGCACCATAAGCAGAGTTAAGGGAAATCTTTTTTGCCATCTGAATGTTATTACACCTTGCAATTTCTTTTTCAAGGTCTTTTGTAGGAGTTTTTTCATACTTCTTCTTTGCAGTAATCATTCGCTTTTTGAAGATGACTCTTTCATTATACATCTTCTCCATCAGTTCTGGTAAGAACCCACGAACATCCTTACGATACATTGCACCATTTGCACAGACAGCATTGTCTTTATACATTTCAAATGTTACTTCTTCAGAAAGTATTTTATCAACAGTGACAGATGGATGTCTTGTATCTAGTAAAGTCTCTGGAGAAATATTATATTGCATTATCAAATGCGGATATAGACTATTCAAGTCAAAAGAAACAACCCAATCATATTTGCCAGGTATTGGTTCTTTGACATATGCACCTGCATACTTATCAGATTTATCTGAACGATTCTTTGGTGGTATCACAATATTTCTTCTCTTGAGATAGTTGTAAATTATTGTGTCCCACATTCTTACCTGATAGAATACATCTTCATAGTTGACCTTTGCATCATATGCCATTGTCAATGCAAGTTCAATCAATTTCATCTTGTCTTCTAATCTGTCAACCAGTTCAACGTCAATGATGTTGTATTCGACAAACTTCTGCCAACCATTTGTATAGAAGTCTTTGAATGTATCAAACTCTGAGTGGTCTAGTTTCTTCTGTCCAAGTTCTACAGATGCAATGTAGTCCAATCTGTATGATTCTTGTGCCTTATATGTGAACTTCTTGTACAGATCAAGGTAGTCTAGGACAGTAATGCCTGCAATATCATACTGTATGTGTCCTCTACCCTGTATAAAAATCTCTTCATGAGTCACCAAACCCCATGGAGATAATTGTTTTGATGCTTTCTCGCCTAGAATACGAGTTATTCTCTT